TTGACTTCCTAAAATACCTTGAAATCCTTGTGGTCCTCTTACAAGACTCACATTCTGCCAATATACTGGAGATGAACCAGTATAAATCAAACCATCGCCTATAGATGCTGTGCCACCAGTTGGATTAGGACATGCCTGAGTAGCTGTTCCTTGATTTACATTTGTGACAATCCACATATCACCTAAAGATGCACCAGCAGTTTCATTGTTAAATATGTTTTCCCATGTTTCTGAACCTTGAATGGTTACGCCAGAACCAGATGTTCCTTGATAGCCTTGATAGCCTTGATAGCCTTGATTTCCTTGATCACCTTGCTCTCCTTGGTATCCTTGATTTCCTTGAAAACCTTGGTTTCCTTGAAAACCTTGATCGCCTTGTTCTCCTTGATCACCTTGATTTCCTTGATCTCCTTGAAATCCTTGATACCCTCTAATTCCTTGATAACCTTGTTCTCCTTGATTACCTTGTTCGCCTTGTTCTCCTTGTTCTCCTTGATTTCCTTGAAATCCTTGATCACCTTGCAGTCCTTGATTACCTTGTTCGCCTTGAAAACCTTGATAACCTTGATCGCCTTGATATCCTTGATCCCCTTGATCTCCTTGATAACCTTGATCGCCTTGATAGCCAATTTCTCCTTGATAGCCCTGATCGCCTTGATAACCTTGTTCTCCCTGATCTCCTTGAACCCCTTGAGATCCTTGAAGACCCAAATCTCCTTGGTATCCTTGATAACCTTGATTTCCTTGTTCGCCTTGGTTCCCTTGTTCACCTTGGTATCCTTGTTCTCCTTGGTATCCTTGGAAACCTTGATTTCCTTGAAAACCTTGTTCTCCTTGATTTCCTTGATCTCCTTGATTACCCTTTTGAACCAATAAAGTCCATCCGTTGTTTGGAGGTGTCGCTCCCAAAGACCAACTTCCAACATTGGTCAATTGATACAATGATCCTTGATAAGTAGCAGCATCATTTAAAACATAGGTAGTTAAAGCAGACCATGTGCCAGTATAAGTATAAGGCACATCTCCCTGATAGCCTTGGTATCCTTGATAACCTTGATTTCCTTGTTCTCCCTGATAGCCCTGATTTCCTTGAAATCCTTGTTGTCCTTGGTATCCTTGTTCACCCTGATAACCTTGATCTCCCTGCGATCCTATGCCACCCTGATCTCCCTGTTCTCCTTGAAAACCTTGCAACCCTTGTTCGCCCTGTTCTCCTTGAAAACCTTGAAAACCAGCACCTTGAAAACCTTGTTCTCCTTGATTTCCTTGTACGCCTTGTGTGCCTTGAGTTCCTTGACTTCCTTGGAAACCAGCACCTTGAAATCCTTGTTCGCCTTTTGCACCTACAAATTGAACCCACTGTGAACTATCTGTATCTACAACATATATGTAAAAAATACCAGTTGATGTATCTATCCAAAGATCGCCAGCAGTTGGCGATAATGGAGCAGTTGGACTTGCAGTATAGACACCCCTATTTATGCCTTGATAACCCTGTTGCCCCTGTTCTCCCTGATACCCTTGATATCCCTGATAGCCAGTATCACCCTTATCACCAGTTCTTGCAAAGGTGAGCAATACTTCATCATCATTAGAAAACGAGCCACTTCCAGATAAATAAGAAATTGTAACATCAAAGAAGCTAGGCTCTTGTTCTGAGGAATTGCTTATAGTGTAAAGTGCAAATACTGTAGAGTCATTTTTCTTAGATAATTTGAAATGACCTTTCATAGTGCTTGTTGAAGCAGAGATTGTGGCTAAGAATAGAGAAAGATCTATGTTTGCATTATTTGGATTATCATCAATTATAACATGCGTAGCTGATGCAAGAGAAGCATTGTTAAATCTTATGTAGTTGTCGCCTGGATCATTGATAAAATAATTATTTGTGTCTATTTTATATTCAACTGTTACACCACCAAAGCTACCAGTTGCTCCCTGATATCCTTGGTCGCCTTGATTTCCATAATTGCCTTGATCGCCTTGTAATCCCTGATCACCTTGTGATCCCTGATCACCTTGATTTCCATGTTCTCCTTGGAATCCTTGATCACCCTGTGAACCTTGTTCACCCTGCGAACCTTGATTTCCCTGATCTCCTTGAAAACCTTGAAATCCCTGTTCTCCTTGATTTCCTTGGAATCCTTGCTCACCTTGAAAACCTTGATCTCCTTGATTCCCTTGAAATCCTTGGTCACCCTGATTGCCTTGATGGCCTTGTTGACCTTGTTCCCCTTGAAATCCTTGATCACCTTGATCACCTTGATTTCCTTGAAAACCCTGTTCTCCTTGAAATCCTTGTTCGCCCTGTTCTCCTTGATGACCTTGGAAACCCTGTTCGCCCTGATGACCTTGTATACCTTGATTTCCTTGATGACCTTGAAATCCTTGTTCGCCTAAAATCCCTTGATAACCTTGATATCCTTGAACGCCCTGATGACCTTGAATGCCTTGGTGACCTTGTAATCCTTGATTACCTTGATATCCTTGATCGCCCTTAAGACCTTGTAAACCTTGATGACCTTGTAAACCTTGATTACCTTGTGACCCCTGCAATCCCTGCAACCCCTGATTACCTTGTGGACCAACTTGTGTATACATCACTTGCATTACAGTTGCAATTACTGATGGTATAGCTGGTGCTGGAGATGTAGATGTGTTCCTTAAAAGTTGAATATTAGTATTATCAGTACTCCACATTATTTCTATATATTCATTAGCAGATGTGGTAGTAAAAAGATAATCCCAAGCAGCAACATTAAATGGGTTATTTGAAGTAACATTTACTTTTGTGGCAGAATCAGCAACATCTACGCCATTTAATTTAAACCAAATCTGTACAGTTTGTCCATTACCACCACCGCCAGAATAATATAATTGAGCAGAAAACTGTAGATCATAAGTTCCAGGATGAGCAACTTTAATCTGAGAGTTTGATTGTATAGAAACGCCATTAGCATCTGGCGTATTGTTAAATGTCATCGCATAAGCTGTAGCTGTTGAAGCAGCAGTCTGAGTTAAATCAGAATAGAAAGATCCGTAATAACCTAAAGCACCACCAGCACCAGTAACGCCCTGATAACCCTGTGGTCCAATACCACCAACTTGTGTAAAGGTTATATCATCAGTTCCAATACGAATACTTCCATCTACATTAGAACCAACACTATTTTGCAAAGAAGAAGTATTATTATTTACTGTTCCAGCTACTATAAATAGATAATCGCCATACTCAACTTGAGCAGCGATATGATTATCAAAGTCTGTTGCTCTGATGAGTTTGTATAAAGCAGATGGTCCACCAGTGGCATCAACTGTATAAATACCATTCTGTCTTGCATCAGATTGATTTTTAACTAATATTCTATCACCAACAGCTACAGCAACACTATCAACAGACAAAGCCCCATTTGTAGTGGCTTGAATATAAGCACCAACGCCAGTACCATTAGATGCATCTGCACTTCCAGCAGTGTAAGTTGGGGAATTATTAAGGGCGGTAGTTGTTGCTAAACGAGCAGATGTGTGAGCGTTTTCCGTGTTCTTTGGTCCTTGAACACCTTGGTAGCCTTGATCCCCTTGATAGCCTTGCTCGCCTTGATAACCCTGATAACCTTGGTCACCCTGTGATCCCTGATCTCCTTGATTTCCTTGGAATCCTTGATCGCCTTGATTACCTTGTTCACCTTGAAATCCTTGTTCACCTTGAAACCCTTGTTCTCCTTGAAAACCTTGATAACCCTGATCTCCTTGAATACCTTGTTCACCTTGATAACCTTGGAATCCTTGATGGCCTTGAATCCCTTGTTCTCCCTGTTCTCCTTGAAAACCTTGATGGCCCTGATTACCTTGGAAACCTTGTTCACCTTGAAATCCTTGATCGCCCTGTGATCCTTGTAAACCTTGAAATCCTTGGTTGCCTTGTTCGCCTTGAAAACCTTGTAATCCTTGATCTCCCTGATTACCTTGTTCACCTTGAAAACCTTGTTCTCCTTGAAACCCTTGATAGCCCTGATCGCCTTGTAATCCCTGTTCACCTTGGAATCCTTGATCACCTTGATTGCCTTGGAAACCCTGATCTCCTTGGAAACCTTGGTCACCCTGATTGCCTTGTAAACCTTGTTGACCTTGGTCACCTTTCTGAGCAATCAATGTCCAAAAAGTTCCTTCTGAGGGCGTATCCCCAAGATTGCCACCATTAGAATGAATGCGATACCAAGTTTGCCCTAAATAAGTTGCTATATCACCTATAGCATACGATGCACCGCCACTGTAAGCACCTGTGAAATTCCATAATGCATCTGATCCTTGATTACCTTGAGAACCTTGTTCACCCTGCCAACCTTGATAACCTTGATTTCCTTGAAACCCTTGTTCACCTTGAAAGCCTTGATTGCCTTGATTGCCTTGTTCACCTTGTAATCCCTGATTTCCTTGTGATCCTTGATCACCTTGGAAACCCTGTTCACCTTGATCACCTTGAAAACCTTGTTCTCCTTGGCCACCTTGATCTCCCTGATTTCCTTGTGAACCTTGATCGCCTTGCGAACCCTGTTCTCCTTGATCACCTTGGTCACCTTGGTCACCTTGATTTCCTTGTGATCCTTGTGATCCTTGATTACCCTGTGATCCTTGATAACCTTGTGAGCCTTGGTTCCCTTGAAAACCCTGATAGCCTTGCGAACCAACAAGACCAATAGACAGAGTAACAAAATCTTCGTTATTTATTACTCCGTATGTACTAACTAGTGTCACATTAAATATTACATAACTTCCATCTACAGTATCATTTGTTGCAGTACCATCTACGCAAGAAGTTATTTGATAAGTAACATATGTTGAAGGATTGGCTTGATGGGTTAAAGTTAAATAACCACTCTGAATACTTAAAAATAAATCATGTAGGGTAGTATTTATTCCGTATGGATTATCATCTACTTTAACCTGAGTAGCCGAAGTAAAAGGATCAGCATTAAAACTTATATAGTCATTAGTAGGATCAAGATCTGTAAGAGTTGTTGTATTTACCTTGTATGTCCAAGACAATGCAGCAATTCCACGCTCGCCTTGATCTCCCTGATTTCCTTGCGAGCCTTGTTCGCCTTGCCAACCTTGATAACCTTGTTCCCCTTGTGATCCTTGATTACCCTGTTCTCCTTGATTACCTTGATCTCCTTGATTTCCCTGTTCACCTTGTTCTCCTTGAAAACCTTGGTCGCCTTGATCTCCTTGATCACCCTGATTTCCTTGTGAGCCTTGTTGACCTTGTTCTCCTTGAAATCCTTGGTCGCCTTGATTTCCTTGAAATCCTTGTTCACCCTGCAATCCTTGGTCGCCCTGCGATCCTTGGTCGCCTTGATTTCCCTGTGATCCTTGATCTCCTTGTAAACCTTGTTCACCTTGAAAACCCTGATCACCCTGATCACCCTGTTCTCCTTGAAATCCTTGTGAACCTTGATCTCCTTGATCTCCCTGATTACCTTGTTCGCCTTGGAAACCTTGTTCTCCCTGATTACCTTGAAAGCCCTGTTCTCCTTGAAATCCTTGATTGCCTTGTAAGCCTTGGTCACCTTGAAAACCTTGGTGACCTTGTAAACCTTGATCACCCTGATTTCCTTGAAAACCTTGTTCTCCTTGAAACCCTTGATGTCCTTGGTTTCCTTGTTGTCCTTGGTAACCTTGATTACCTTGCTCACCAACTTTTCCTGCAAGACAAATTGAAAGAGTGTCGTATGTTTTAAATCCAGGACTTGAAGAATGCGTAACAACTGCAACTATATTCCCTGTTGTGGGATTATAGGAAGTTATTCGCATGTACTGTATAACATTATCAGTTGGTGCGTATACAGACAGTGTTTGTCCAGCACCAAATGATAAACCTGTTGCTATAGGACTTTGATAATAATTTTCACCAACTGTTTGAAAATAATATTCGCCTGTGTTTTGCGTAGTGCAAATTAAAGGTGTTGTACCTTGAAAACCCTGATCACCCTGTGATCCTTGGTCACCCTGATTGCCTTGATAACCCTGTTCACCTTGATTTCCTTGTTCCCCTTGAAAACCTTGTTCGCCTTGGTGTCCTTGTAAGCCTTGTAAGCCTTGTAAGCCTTGTAAGCCTTGTTCACCTTGCAATCCTTGATCGCCTTGATCTCCCTGTGATCCTTGATTGCCCTGTTCACCTTGAAAACCTTGTCTTCCTTGAAACCCTTGATGACCTTGATCACCCTGTTCTCCCTGATGGCCTTGAAAACCTTGTCTTCCTTGAAAGCCTTGATGGCCTTGCCAACCTTGATCTCCCTGATGACCTTGAAACCCTTGTCTTCCTTGAAAACCTTGGTTTCCTTGTAAACCTTGTAACCCTTGCCTTCCTTGAAATCCTTGTGATCCTTGTGATCCATTTGTTCCTTTTTCAGCAAAAATTGTCCACCAACTATTTTCCGCAGGGGTAACTCCGTCAATAGTTGATATGCAAATCCAAGACGAACCACCATATGTAACCACATCATTTACATAATATTGTGAACTAGGGTTATAGGCTCCACGAAAAGTAAGCCCAACACCAATAGACCCTTGATTACCTTGGTCACCTTGATCTCCTTGTAGACCTTGTTCACCCATTTGTCCTTGATGTCCTTGAACACCAATCATTCCTTGTAAGCCTTGGGAACCTTGAAAACCCTGTTGACCTTGCGATCCAAGAAGATCTGATGTGATAAAATTTTCACCATCAAAAAAAACGGCTTGTCCAGAGGCTGGTACTCCAGAAAAGTCGTCTTGATCTTGTATTCTTGTTATGTTTCTTTGGAAATGCATATTTTATTTTCTCCAAAGATAAATACACCATCTTTTAAGTAATGGCTGGCCACTTTTTAATGGGGCAATCTTGAGTAGCCCAACTAGCTTTTATCTTCAAGTTGCACCCACACTTTGTGCATGTCCAATTTGGGCTATCTTTATTAACTTCTGGACATGTGTCACAAACATCAAGCCTAATTTTTAATTGCTCGTCTGAAACTTTTGGCATACCAGAAGCAACATGCTTAACAGCAGCCTTTGCAAAATTGGCAGCTTTTTCAAAAATATTAGGTTCTTTACTCATAGCACTCTCCTTAAGATTTTATCCTGTGCTATTGTATTAAAAAAAACGACCCCAGTAAATACTGGAGTCGCTATTTTTTTTAAAAAACATGGTCTTAGAGTTGACCAATTAGCACCCTACGGTTATCAAGAACAGCGAAGCCGTGTTCTCCGAAACCATACATGCCCATTCTACGCTGACGATGGAAAGTTGGGTCTTCAAATACTTCGATATCCTGACGAACAGGCATAACAAAGCTATCTGATTTTTCAAGATCAAGACCAACAGCAATTTCCAATTTGCCGTCAGAAAAAGTTCCGCTAAGAACATTTTCATAGTAGTCATTGTAAGCTTGACCAACACCGAGTTCATCGATGTCGTGAAGGTTTACGCCAAAAACTTTGGTCAAACCATAGTCTTGACTTACGAAGATTTCACGCCTTGTGAAATCGTCAGCTTCACCAATATCCCAACTACGAACATCTTCCATAGATTCTGGAGAGAGATATAGGTCAGTAAGCTTACCACGATTAATGGAAGTGCTATTACCACCACCATTCCTACGCATAGAGGTTTTCATAAGAGCTACAAGCCTCTTGCTGAAAACGCCATCTGTGGCAGCAGCGTCATAAACGCCAATTCCACGACCTACACCAGCAGCGAGGATAGTGTGCCAGCCATCGTTGTTCATTTTACGAACAAAGGAGGCTTCAAGAACTTGAAGAGCACGACCAACTAGATCCCAACGAGCATCCCTAGCATATCGCAAGGAGAAATCGATAGAAGAACCAACTTCGAAAGTTGGAACCATTACGAAGTCACCTTCAACATGTCGTTCTGGAATCTTGCCCTGAGAAGGAATCGTATAAGCAACGAAATCTTTTTCAGAACCAGGAGCAAGGAAATCTAATGGGAATTCAATAGATGTACCTGGCTGGAAATTGATAGGTTCAAAGATGCCACCAATGATGTCACCGTTGAGAACGCCTTGTCGCAAAGGAAGGGTTAGTGCCTTTGCAAGTTCGGCTTGAGCAGCAGTCGCATGTTCAAATTGATTGCTTCCAGACTGTTTAAGCAATTCAATCATTTCGGGTGTTGGCTTTTTCATGTTCTTATCTCTCCTTATTAGTTTGGAAGTTCAACATAAACTTTAACATAACCGTTTTCGTCTTTTGCACCAGCAAAAGTTCCAACTCTAGGAGTGGCAACTTCACCACCACTAGCGGAAACAGTTGGGGTTAACAAACCACTAACTGTCAAATAAGCCTTGTCACCAACGGTAGGGTTACCAGTTACTTTATCAGTAACAACATAACCTTTTCGAAGAAGTGGTGCTTTTTCGCCAATTACTTGTTCATCTTTGTGAAAGTTACGGTGAACCCTTGTTTGATCAATGTCAACAAAGTTTGCCAAGCTAAGGCCAGCAACCTTATAGCCCGAAGGACTACCAGATAGATAGCTGCAAAGACCTGGGGTTACAATGCCAGCACCAGAAGCAGCAGTTCCATAAATAAGAACTGTGCCTTTTTCGTGGACATCATTACAAACCAACGAAATGTCGGTTTCATTAATCAAGCGGTCTGGTTTAATTGCCATTAGATTTCTCTCCTTATGCTGTGGCGTGTTTGTCTAAACCAAAATACGAAGCAATTTGCGATGCTACTTGTCTGACTTCACTAGCCACCTCAGAAGTTGCAAGAGCAGCATCATTCTTAACTTCTGCGGTATCCAAAACGGAAATTGAGGCTTTACTAGCTGCTGGATCTTCTTCCATATTGTCTTCTTCTTGATTCTTCATATCCTTCTTTTCAGAAGGATCTTTAGTTTCAATTTCGACTTCTACTTCAGAACCAGCTTTTTTATACTCAGACATTTTTTTGTTCATGTACTCTGACTGATAGCTTACGCTTGAAGCAAAAGCTTCATCAGCAAGAGATTCTAAAGAGTTGACTACATTAATAGCCTCATCTTTATTCATGCCCATCTTTTCCATTACCATAGAAAGACGGTCATTTGCTTTTTTGTCTTTCTTCATAGTGCCAAGTTCATTGGACACAGCATCATAAGAAGTCTTGAGTTCTTCAAGCATCTTTTTAGCTTCTGCCAATTGATTGGCCATGTTTTCTTTTTCTTTGTTTAACATGCCAGATTCAGCATGAAAATCTTCAACTTTCTTATTGGCTTCAGCCAACGAAACATTGAGGTCTTCAAGTTGTTTTTGCATGTCCTCAAATTGATTCTCATTATCTTTCATTTGATCTATCTCCTTTGAAACTATAGTCTCACCTAAATGATACCCCGAATTTGATTTAAAAGCTTCTGTTTCTTGAAAAATAACACTTTCTGGATTAGCTGGCTTGCGAACAAGACCATTACCAGAGAATGTAATATTCTTTAACAGCCTACCAATTTTCATATCTTTATATACGCCATTACCGCCATAAGACCTAAGATATTTGGTTAAAAATGCTGTTTCTTCATTTCTTGCTACAACTCTAGAATTTGCACCTTCGATTATTGCATAGTCAAAAGCGGTAAATAAAGCTTCCATTGAAACAAACCATTTCCCCTGCGAAATTTCAGAAAGAATCTCATTCATTCTTTGTTGTTTTTCTGCATCTTCCCAATATTTGTAAAGAACAGCAGATGTTGCAATGTGAAATTTAGAAGGCAGTTCGTCTATTGTGATACCGTCAGGTATTTTACTGCCATCAACATTAATTGCATTGCAAGATGTTATATGGCCGATTATTTGACTTTGATCATGCTCATAATTGAAAGGCTTATCTTCTGGACTAGTTCTTGCCACCCAAACTTCTGCACGATCAAAAACATCATCGTTTTTGTTCCAACCAGTTGTAACAAGAATAGATTTTAAATAATGTAAATCTACTTGCCCTTTATTTTCAGCAATTGCTTTATAATCTGAAACCTCAAAAGGAATGCAGTCTTCTATTGCTACACAAGACGATATTGTAAGACTAGAAGAAATCTTGTCTTTTAAACCATCTTCTATTTCGGCTTTGTAAATAGCTATATTATTCATTGTTCTGTACCTCAATAGCGTTTAAAAATTTCTTCAAAAATAAATCAGAATTTTTGTGTGATACTATTTCGCCATTTTTTATAGTTTGTCTTCCATCATCGCTCACAATTTCCATTGTGTATTTATAACTGTTAGTTATATCCCTATAAATAAATATTGAAAATATGTCTTCTATTTCAGAATTATTAAAATAAAATTCCAATTTAGATTTTTTAGTATCATAATTAACAATTATTTTTGCCATTACAATCTCCTAAAATAATACACCGAAAAAAATTCAAAACAATTCTGATAAAACTCATACTACCAGAAACATAACAATTAATTGTAGTGTTTTTTGGAATATATTTTATAGGAAACGGAATCATGTTCTCTGAAATATGATCATGCTCAAAAGCTATTCTGTTATAATTAGACATTGCTGTTAAAAAATTATCTATTTTTTTAGAGGCTAAACTTCTTTTCCATATTAATTCTAATATGTTTGGATCATTTTTTTTTACAAAAGGAGGCCAATAATCTTTATTACTACATATAGCAAAACAGTTTGTGTGAAATGCATCTGGCGACCAATAAAAAACAACACCGTTTGCACCACGATTCATTTCATTTATCATTAAATCAAAACCATAATTAGTTATAATTATATCTGATGCTTGAACTATGCAGAAAGAATTTGGATAAGTCCTAAAGACATTTTCTAAACCAAGTCTTATGTTATTCGCCTCATAAAAAGTTGTTGCTACCTTTAAATTTTCTCTTGGTAAAACATGTCTTGTTATTAATAATTCTATTATTTTATCTTCAATCAATTCATTCAATAACCAATATCTACTTGGTTCTGGATCTGCCCAAACTACAAATATGCTTGGAAAATTATTTGCAAAGATACTTTTAGATTTAATATTTTTTATCGAATTAACAAATTCATAGTACCTTCTATGCAATGTTATCAGTATCACCGTTTTCATATGGCATCTCATTTACTCTGTAAATCGCTATTGATGATGCCTCAATCTTTCTTCTCATTTCAGTATTTGGTTGAGTACCTTCTTTTTCTATGTATTTTTTAGTTGCTATACTGACAATAGTTCTTATTTTTAAAGGTATTTCCATATTTGTAGATATTATTCCTTTAATTAAATCCTTGTCTACTTTTTGGTCTGCTTCAATTTGGCAGAGTATATGGAACTTTGTTTTTTCTAAGCTTTCAAATTCTTGAGATGAAAGCTCTCTAAGATTTTTTTTGTTTAAAGAAGATAAATAAGCAGCGTTAACATGCTCAGATATATTTTTTTGACAAAGCTCTGCCCATGCCATTGTATCTACTAATCTAGCAGCAGTTTTTGGAACAATGACTTTCTTTTTTCTTTTTTCAGAATCTTTAACGCCAACTGGTCTTCCTTGTCCAGAAATTCCTTTTGGACTTTGAGAATTATCTTCTGTAGTTGGTTTAGGTTGATCAATCACAGGTGCTGGAGTTTGAACATCTATACCAAAATCTTTTGGTGACATTATACCCATTTGAACCCACATCTTTTTAAGATCATCTTCAACTTGTGGATTATGCCAAGGTCCAGCTTTCTTAGGTATTTTACCACTTTCTCGTTTACGCATTTCACGCTTTCTTCTGACGGTTTCAATCTCAGGAATAAGATCAAACCTTTCTTGAATTGCTTCTTCGCTAATAAGATCACGATCCATAAGATCAATAAGCAATCTTTTTTCAGCAGCTTCATCAGAAAGTGTATGTTGGTCAAATACAATTTGGGCTGGAACTTTAAATCCCATAGCCTGTTGAACAAGCTTGATTTCTTTATCCCAAAACGCAATCATTAAAGAGCGACCATAATCAAGTCTTTCAATCAGCGTTCTTAAGCTGATATAATTATTTGAAAATCCTTGCCCTGCTGGTAAACCAGTTAAAGATGGGGGTATACCCAATCCAGCAAATATTGCATTTAAAATTGGCTTGTATTTTTCTTCGCCTAAAAAAGCTGCAACATCAGTTGATGTTTCTTTAAAATCTAATTCTGGACCCCAAATTAAATCTATTGAACCACCACCAACATTGTTCATAAGCATGTCTGCCAAACGACCTATGGCTGTTTCAGTTGGCAAAATCTTGTGTTCAAGCGAGCCTAATTTCCACACACGAATATGACTAACAGCACCATCTAATGCTGCAAGATCTGCAAGCTTCATCTTCTTAAGCATCATTAAGTCTTCAAGTATGCAATATGTCATGGGCCTTGCCCAAACTTGCCAATCATCTCTTTTATAATAAATAGCACTAGTCTTATCTGCTGGAAGAGGTAAAGCTTTACCGCCCTGAGATACAGATGTTAAACTCTGCAAAGAAATTCCAGCAACCAAATCTTTTTCAATAGTATCTTTTGGATTTTTTATTTTTTTCAGCAAAGATTCTGGAATTCTAACGCCATACCTAAATGAATTTGGCCCAAGAAATGGAACTAATTCTTCGCCAAAAACTTCTATGGTCACTGGGTTATATATGGTATATCCCCAAGGTATTTCATTTTTAGGAGATGATATTGATTCTCCAACTGGTATGTCTGCTGCTAAACCTTTTTGTAGGTTTTCAACATCTGCATTTTTTAACTTTGCAGTTGATCTCTTTACAATCACATTACCAGATCTATAAAGCATATTTAAAATACGCTCAGTTCTTTCTGCCCCATTTATTTTTGAAAACCATTCTCTATAAAAAGTTTGTATCTTTTCATTTGGATGAACAAGATCAATGCCCTGACAAGCAAATTCTGCCATCATATCTATTACATTACGAACTATGCCTATACGCTCATATGCTTGCATACATGCAGAAATAATATCTTTTTCTAAAGTAGGTATGCTTTCGCCTGGTCTAAAAAAGTCATAATCCCTACGATCAAATGATTCACGAATAGAGACATTTCCGGGTAATATATTTTGAAAAGCTGTGCCAGCCTTAGAAGTATGATGAAGTGAATCAACATACGCAGATTTTGCAAATGCTGCCTCTTTTGATTTTGGATCATTTTCATCCCAAGTAACAAATAACGGTTTTTCTTCTGACATATTTCACCTAATCTGATTGTAATCTGATTACTCTAAAATATTATTACACCTTGTAGGGATAACTGTACCATAACTAGCACTATTCTTCGTAGCTTGTTTAAACCATTCTGGACCAATATACATAGGTCCACCATTGTTCTTAGTCTCTACAGATGATGCAAAACCACCAGCTTGTATATATTCTTCTTGAACTTCAATCCTTTGAAACATTCTTCCAACCATGTTTGCCATCAAAAGAGCAGAATACCTATCTTTCCTAATCCTGCTTTTTTTACCATCAACATCTCTACTTTCTGGAGTATCCCAACGATCTCTTCCAGCAACAGTTTGTGTATGAACGATGCTGGCCAATTCGTCTTTTAACTCTTCTATATCCATAACACAATCTTCTAGCGTATCATACAAATTTGTTAAATCTTCTTTTCTTCCAGCAGCAATATCTTCTTCTTCTGCAAGAGTTATTGATACTGGATCAAAGAATGGGAAAAGTAAAACTTTATCTTCCATATCTTTACGAAGACCATGATTAGCCTCTAAAACCCAATTGCCATCTGCAAAATTAATCATTTGAAGAATATGCTCACCACGCTTATCATCTGTGTCTTTTGATTTGTTGGCTTCTATAACTCTATATATTGGTGATTCTGCCTCATTAATTCTATTTGGGTCTTGTAAACCTTCCTCTATGGCAACACCGCCACCTTGACTATCAAGTGCTATTCTCACCATATTCGGAAAGGCTTTTGTTAAATCCCTGATTTTTCTACAGCAGTAACTGTAAAAATCTTTTTCTTTTGCAATACCCTTGTTCATTTTTTGTTTAAACGCACTTCTATTAGTTGTCCAACAGTAAACTATTCTTCTATGATCTGCATGTAAAGCCAACACAATTACAGCAAAATTATCTCTTTCAGAAGCTGGATCGATTGCCATAACATGTTGTACAGAGCCATCACCAAGTAAAGAAGCATGGAAGACTATTTCTCCATCTGCTAAACTTATTGGGCTTTCTGGCTTTCCAACAATACAAGATTCAATTAAACTTCGTTTAAAAAAACCATCAGAATCAGTAGCAAATGTAGCACCATACTCGATTAGATAATTCGCTTTCGTACTATTTATTCTAGCAGATGTTATCTGTTTGGCATCCATAAAACCAACAGGAAGTATTTCTACTGGAAGTCTTATTATAGAATAATCTCTCCAGTCAAACCCAGTTGGTATTGCCCCTTGAAAAATTTCTTCTAGAGCCTTTTTTTCGCCATTGCTTTCAATTATCCTTTTATAATTCGCCCATGTTTTATAGAAGTGATTAAAAGAATAGTAGGCAGTACCAGCAACAATGTTCTGGTTGCTTCTAAGTATTTTGCTTTCCTGTGCTTCATCTTCATCGGTCCAAACACCAAGCTGTTTCATCAATCTTATTTTTGCTTGCCTATGAACTTTCTCACTTGGATTAGATGCTACGCTAGAAAAACCTCTTACCACATTTTGATAAATGTCTTCTCTAATAGAAGCGAACTCGTCACAAACTGTATAGTTAGCTCTTTGACCTCTAATCTTTTCACCTGTTCCCAATGGCAATGCCATAGCAACACTTTCACCAACAATCATTTCACATCTATCTATATCTCGTCTTGGGCCTTGATCTCTATTATTTCTTCCTTTACCAACACCACATATATCTCTATAGATAACGCCATTCGCCCATAGACCTTCCATGTATTCAAATATAACTTTACTCTGCCTAAATACTTTGCCTATGATTGCAATCTTACAACCCTGAGTAAACAAAAGTCTGAGCATAGAGTATAATGCAAGAATATAACTTTTACCCGCACCACGACCAGCGATGATCATTGGGAATGGCCTTTTCCAAAGCTCTTTAAGTATAATGTGCTGAAAAGGAAATATGTCTATCCCAAACAAAAGCTTGCATGTAAAAGGAAAGTAGTCTGGATTTCTCATAACTTTTAGCAAGTAAATGTCTAATCTTTCCATGTCCGATTTGGAAATGTTTTTTAATGGATGAATATTTGTTAAAGGCAAATCAACTATTTTTTGAATATCGTTGATATCAGTCAATGGGCTAACAGCAAGCATTTCTTGCTCAGATAGCATCCATGCCCGATCAATTATGCTCTTTAATTTCTCTTGGTCCTTCATTTTCAATCACTCTTTTAAATATTGATGAAGCAACAGTTTGCCCATGATTTTCTGCAAAGATAATTTTAACCTTATGCTTAAGTTCTATTTCAATTAATCTTTTAAGTAAGAAAAACGGATTTAATTTTACACTCTTCATCTTATAGTATGGTATTCCAGAACCTTTAGGGTATTTAATTAAATCATCCATAGAAAACTCTAAGATCATAAATGCATATTTAAAAGACTCCATTCTTTCTAGTTCTCTTTCAAATCTATCTTCAACTAAATTTGTTGCCAATTCTGCAATAGAACCTTTTCTTTCTATGGTTAATATATCTTGATATCCCTCTATGGAATAATCACCAGTCTTTAGTGTTCCAGATACAGTTCCATCGCAAGCTTTTGCTGGCATAAAAGTCCAGCCATTTTGCTCTCTAGTATCTCTAATTACTTTATACTTTGTGTCCATCTATATCGCTTTCGACCATCTCTTTAACAAGAAGATCAAAATTATAACCTGGTTTCCACTTAAGGGCTTTTACTGCCTTTTTTGATATTCCACGAAGAGCATCAACCTCAAATGGTCTTTTTAATGTTGGATTTAAAGCAACATGCTTTTTCCAATTTCCCAAATCTGCATGTTTAAAAGCAGAGTTTAAAAAATCTTCTACAGAGTAAGTACACCCAGTAGACACTACAAAGTCATGTGGCGAATTTAATTGAAGCATCAAATACATTGCTTCAACATAATCTTTTGCATGACCCCAATCACGCAAAGAGTCTATATTACCAAGCTGCAACTTTTCTTTTGTCTTCCCATTTTTATATCTTCCTATCCAAGATGTTATTTTTCTTGTGACAAACAATTCACCACGCCTTGGCGATTCATGATTGAAGAGTATGCCCGAACAAGCATATAAGCCATAAGACTCTCTGTATATTTTTACCAAATTGTGGGATGCCAGCTTCGCAACCCCATATGGCGAATTAGGTATCATTGCAGTGAGTTCGTCTTGAAAACAATTCTTGTCAATAAAATCTTCTCTGCTAATAGCAGTTTTAGACTCAACCCTAGTACCATCAATAGGACTAAAGTAAGAGAAACAGGAACCATACATTTCACTCGTAGAAGCCTGATAAAATCTTGAAGATTTTGAAAAGTTTAAAATTCCATTTAAAACATTCAATGTTCCCATCAAATCTACATCAATCGTGTAGTTCGGTTGCGTAAAAGAATCGCCCACATGACTCTGTGCTGCCAAGTTGTAAATTTCCGCTGGATTACTCTCGGCTATAGTGCTGAAAACGAAAGATTGATCACATATGTCGCCCCTGACCATAGTGAATCGTTTGTGTTTTAAGCATTTTTCGAGTCTATTCGTATTATCTACGGAAGACCTTCTTGCTATCGCTAAGACATCATAACCCTTCCTCAAAAGCATTTCGCACAGATAAGATCCATCTTGTCCAGTTGCTCCGAACACTAGTGCTGTTTTACTCATCTTCTTTTTCCTTTGGTGCTAAAACTGGTAGATCCTGACTACCATCTTCAAATGTATGAACGCTAGTTAGTTTTTTCTCTTCTTTTTTAGTCGCCATCTTCATAGTTTCCATACTGCCACCTATTAGATCACGCTCTTCTTCATTCTGAAGCTTCTTGATTATCGACAAGTATGTCTCTTTAGATGACTCAATCCTTGTTACACGCTGATCTCTGGTCGCCTTTAAATCTTTGAGTAGTGCCTGATGTTTTTCCTCAAGTTTTATATACTCTGTAGAGCGAGCTTGTTCAGATGCTTTAGCTGCTTGTATTTGAGTTTCCAAGTTCAACAAGTAAGTGCGGTCTGTATCAGACATTTCATCTGGAGAGCTAAATCGCCCCATGTACTGTTCTTGTTGTCTGACTAATCGCCCAATATCTTTCGCTGCATTCCTTTTGCCCTTGGCATTCCTATGCATCATTATCTCAAACTTGATAACCAAAAATATTTGTGTTTCCTCAGTTACGAGCACATCTTCTCTGAACTGGGCCATGTACTTTACATACTGCTCTTCAAAGTACTCTAGCTCATCCTCATCCATCTCTTGCCTAAGTTGCTTCCACGCTTTACTGCTTCTTAGCTCACCAGCCTTTTCCTTTAATTGCAAATCTGCAATATAATCCACAATCATATCCTCAGACTTATTTATTTTAGCAGAGAGATCTGAGAGAGACATTGATTGGTGGTTCGTAGCTATATAATCACGGTCAGTTTTATTCAGCCTTTTTCCTGCCACTTATAATCTCCTTAATTGATTCTTCTATTTTAAATCTTTTGGCTTTTGGCACTGGTTCGCCATTCTTCATTCTAATATAAGTTGATCTAAGTTCAACATCTAGATTATTATCTATAAGCTCTAAACATTCAGCTATGTTTGCATCATCTACAACAGATTGATTTAGTCTCATAGCCTTTTCTGTATCATCAGTGTTCTGTATATCTTGTGGTCGCATCAAGTTTTGCTTAGATGAGTTTCTTCTTTTCCAAGAGATGTACTTCTGGCAAACTGAGCCATCTGGATGCCTACCGTGTTCTGAACAGATTTTGCAGGGAGAGTCTGTGCGATGGTATTTGTCACGCTTGAAATTTATTAGCCGATTTCTTATGTGCGTGTACAAGAAATTTTCCAGTGGGCGAGATGGGTCATAACGAGGTAAAGCTTCTAAACCAAAAATATAAGCTTCTTGTCTTATGTCATCACTATCATAATAACCAAACATAAATGTTGTAGCAAGGAGGGCGATTGCCTTATCCATTGCCGTCATCACTTGCTTTTCCGTCAGTCCGTGAGGATAGATCATTTGTTTTAGTTTCCAAAGAACTAGTGTTTGCGACTATCCTAATTAATGCTTCATCCTCAGAAGGATCTGGCTCAATTGGAGTTAAAATATCTCCGTGAGCAACTATTCTTAATTCTGTCTCTATCTTTTGTGGCGTATTCATTATTGATTTCTCCTGTGTATTAATTATAATACATTATGGAAAAATTGCTAGTCCAAGCTTATGAACGGTTTGGAGATAATCTTTGTTCCGCCGGTGCAATATCTCAAATAAGAGATGCAGAAATAATTGTATGCACAAGTAGAAAGTTTGATTGTGCTCTATTAAACATGCCCAATGTTAAAAAGCTTATCTATATGGATAACCCCTCTGCTCATGCTTTTGCCAGAGAGGAAAAATATAAAATAATAGACACGACCATAAGTGGAATACCGGCTCAGGTTAATCAATTAGATGCAAGAGTTCCTATGCACCTAAAAAGACATGGGTATGATTATATAAAAGATGGTCCTGCTTTTTTTCCAACAAAAGAAGAATTAGATTGGGCAGAAGAATTTGTAGGGCGATTTAATGATAAACCATTGCTTGGGGTCGAATCACATTTTTCAAGTCATCAAAGCTATATAGATAAACACTTTGGCGATAAGATAGTAAAAAAATACTGCAAAGACTACCACATTTTATGGTTGTGCAATGGCAACTATCCATCGAGCAAAGCGAAGATTGTAGATATGGGCGAATTCAATCGAAGGCAAATTTCGACATTGATGCCTAAGCTTTCTCTTTTGGTTTCATCCTTCTCTGGATTTTATTGGGCTAGCAGATGTTTTGAGAGTAAGCCGAAGGCTTACCTATTAGTAAACAAACAATTTATGAGTTGGGCGAAATGCGAAACAACAGAGTTCATACCACAAGACAAGTTTGACCAGTGGGCGAGTAAACCAAATGATTGACAAATCTACCAAAAAAGTTATCTGCGATTTCATACTCAAGAACTATTACCGAATGTCACTTCAAGAAATGGTTGACACCTTGAGGAAAGTACTCCTTATAGATATTTGTGTAGCTACAATTCGCAACATGATGCCCGAAGTAAAACGCAAAATTGGTCGAAGAAAGAAGAAACTTTAGGGCCGATTTGCCTAGAATGGGTAGTACATTTTTATAATAGTTGGCTTGTTAAGTGTACATGCCCCCGGGTTTGGACACCCCCTGCCAGAATGGCAGTCAATTTGAAAAAACCCCGCCAATATGACAGACGGAAAACCCGTCACCTGCCACAATGACAAACTTTGGGAATATTTTAAAATTAACTTAAATTAATCTAGACTTATTCCGAATAGATATTAGAATGATATTATGGTAATTGAACTTCTCAGTTACTAAACTTTTTACAAGGATGATGATTATGGATAATTCAGTTTTCGGTTGCGATGTTAACCTAGTAACTTCTAAGCTGATTGCAGTAGCTTCAAAAAAGCTTAATCAGTCGCAAGCAAGCGAACTTGCCCACGATGTTGTTGGAAGTGCTTATATTACCTTTGACCGTAGCCAATCGGATGTTAGCTTTGAAAAGTTTATTTGGGTAGTTTATAAGAATAAGCTTAATGATGAACTTCGCAAGAAATATGTAAGAAAAAACACTACTTCCCTATCTTGTGAAGATAGTCTAGGTAAGATTCAAGATCCTATTAACACTAGTGAAGATCTAGTAGCACAAGTTCAAACGCAAGCCCAAGAATTGCTTGACGATGCTATGATTACCTTGCAAGAATACAATATCATTATCATGAAAGCTTGTCGCTTTACTAATCAAGAGATTGCTAAGGAATTGGAATTATCAGAAGGTAGAATAAGCCAAATTTGGAATGAACTCAAAGACGCTTTCAAGAGGGAGGATTAAGTAAGATAGGAAAGATAGGGGGGGAGAGAGATCTCCCCTCAAATTTTAACTTGCCAGTATTACCTAAACTGGCGGGCTTAGGGAAGCTATGGAGTTTGGCTAAGTTCGGGCCGATTGTATTACCTAATCATACCCATTCAAAATTGGATATATTTATCCTATTATCTTTTTAAAATTATTTTAAATACTTTTTAAATTCTACTAAATAATTAATGGGCTTAAGCGAATAGAATAGCATAAGGGAAACAATGAGTTATACCTTAAGGGATTAAAACAAGGAAAGAAACGATGTTAGTATACAATAGCAATAGCCAAGGCCAGTACGATATTTGGGATGAAAAGATTGAACTTGTAACGACATTCAAAAATGGCACAAGATTAAGCAAGAGGATTTTAGCGACATTAGTCAATACAGTAGATAGTGAGAGAGAGGCACAAGCTTTTATCGCAATGGAGAAAAATATGATTGCACGATTCGAAGCTGAAGAATGTCTTAGGGAAGAATATGAAAATAATTTAGAATCTTACTAAATAATTTAGCCTATCAAACGAATAGATAGATAGGCGGGCAAGGTTAAGATAGTCACCTAATTAAGCACTATCACAATAGTTTAGCACAAGGATAGTAAAATGATTAAGATTGAGAACGGTACGGTAAGTGGTGTATTCGCTGAAAATATCGGTAAGAAAATATCGATAAACAAGTATAGTCAAGCGGATAGTAAAGTAGACGGTTTTAGATTCGGTACACTAGAACGAATAGCTAAGTCTAAAAATGGATACTATATTTTAGTATCGTACAATGAAGGTAATCATCATGGAGAAAAAACGATATCGGCTTATTCTCTCAAATACATAGTCGATGGAGTAATCCACGATTAATAAAATAAAAAAAGTTTTTCCTGTTTTTTCCTAAATAAAAGCAGGGGGCAAACGAATAAGTATATAGGTAAGGTAACACTAACAAGGAGAGTACGATGGACAGTGACGATTGTGAGATGATTATTTGGGAAGATATGGGAGATGGTAGTTATGAGGCATGGGAGCCTAGTATCACGCTAGAATGCGAAGATACACCGATAGTAGTAGATTGGGATATTCTAACACAAGGAGAGTCGAATGTTTAATACATATAATCCTTACATATGCAATTGGGAGACTGAGATAGTCAAGGCTAAGAGAATGTCAATTGCAGGGCTAATAGCTAGTATAGCTGATTGCCAAGAATGTATAGCCAATGGGATTGATACCTATGGCAAGTATGTAGATCAAATATCGATATATCGTAAAGAATTACAAGGAAGGAAGGTGTCAAGATGATAGTAGCTACAATCGGATTTATTGTTTATTGTATCTGTTTTTGGCAAATGGTTGTTTATATCAATAAGCCACCAGAATATAACAGGAGGGGCGAATAATGGAAGCAATGATAGGTGCAATAGCCGGTGTGTTTGTAGGATTACTTATAGTGCTATTTGGAGAATACTAACATGCTAATGATGGTATCTGCTTTAGTTGCTTACATTGTTACCATAATGGTATGTAACATTGAATAGTAGCCGTAAGGCTGGCAATGGCTTGCCATCGCAAGATGGTGAGCCGGGCCTTTAGGCCAAAAAAAAGTAATACGGAGTATTACCTAAGCTGTCAAGCTTGAAAAGTAATACGAAGTATTACCCATATTAACAAGTTCGAAATAGGACATGTTTATCCAATTATCTTTTTAAATTATTTTTAAAATTCTACTAAATAAAATCGGTACATAAACGAATAATATAATATAAGGAAGCTTGAGGGTAATGCTTAACCCGCCATGCAAATGAGTATGGAATAGGGGATGCGGAACGCCTATAGCTTTATGGATATAACATAGTATAACAAAATATATTTAAAATAATTCTATATTCTATTAAATAAAAATCATAGTTAAACGAATAAGATAGCATGAGGATAACTAACACTAAGGAAAAGGAAAGTAAGATGAGAATGGAATTGCAAACGATTGACGATGTTAAACCAAATAGGATAACGATCAAGACTTCGCAAACGGAAAAAATGCCTTGGGAAAGTTGGGACTTACCTGCATGGCTATGTCAAACAGGCAGTAAGTTAGTAAAGGTTAAAGGTAGTATCTGTAACGGTTGTTATGCCCTTAAGGGTAGATATATCTTCGGCAGTAAGAAAAAAGCCGATCTAGCAAGAATGGAACAAATAGGGGGAAGTTTACAAGACTGGCAAGATTCTTTTATCGAATACTTCCAAGGTAAGCTTAAGAGACTTAAGCAAGAGAAAAGATATTTTCGATGGTTCACTAGTGGGGATTTACAATCGGTAGATATGCTGCTTGCAATAGCTAACATAGCTAAAGCAGTACCAGAAATCAAGTTCTGGCTACCCAGTAAAGAACATGGCATGATTCGTGAGTATCAATCTCTATACGGTGAATTTCCTGCTAACCTTATTGTTCGTGCAAGTATGTTTATGGTAGATCAAGTTCCAAGTAGTGGACTAGGCTTGCCAACTAGTACAGTAATAAGCACACCAGTTAATGCAGATATTCGACATGAGAATGTTTGCCCTGCAAGCTTAAGATCATTCAACGGTGAAGCTAAAGTTAATTGTGACGATTGTCGCAAGTGTTGGGATAAAGATTACAAAAATGTAGCATACATATACCACTAAGGGGGAAGTAAAATGTGTTCATACTATACTTGGTTTTATCCCGAACTAACTTTTGAGCAAAAAGTAATTGAATATAAATCAAGTTTGTTTGGGGCGTGGAAAGATTCGCAAAATGATTCTTGGAAAGAATACGACATTGAACAGGAGGATGATGATGATAGTGAAGAATTGTAATCACAATAAATGGCATAGGCTAGGGCAAGATACCGATGATGATGGTAATGTGTTCAATAAAGAATATTGCAAGGTATGCGATATGAAAAGAATCAAGGTTGTTGCAAAAATTGCAGGATACCGAAACATTGCCCAAACATGTTTTAGATACTTGCATACAGATTTTGTAAAAACTTGGAACTATTACCTAAATAATAACTGCCCTAGTACGAATAACTATATATAACAACAAGAGGTAAACAAAATGTATTAAGTTAAAATGATCGGTATGTTTTCTGCTTTTAGGTGCAAACCACGGTGAGATACCGAAAACGAAAAAAGCAGACTTTTTAAAAAAGCTCAGGGTGTCTTACCAAGACCACTGAGGTTCGCTGCGGTATGCCCAGATTGTATGTCTTACCACTACCAATAAATTCAAAAATGGATATTCTTATCCTATTATCTTTTTAAAATATTTTTAAAATTCTGCTAAATAATTGCCTGCCCTGCACGAATATAAATATATAGAAAGGAGGGAAACAAACAAAAATCTGAAAAAATCGGGAAGGGCCGATAAAAAATAAGCTTGCCATCTGGGAAAAAATCCAGGGGGGATGGGGGGAGCCTGGACTGATTTAATTTGGTATAATAAAATTTTACTAAAATATTTTTATATTTCACTAAATAAAAAGCTTACTTGTACGAATAGAATAGTACGGAAGCAGTAACGATAACTAAAACAAAGGGGATGGAAAAATGGATTATGAAACAACAGTAAACACTTTGATGACATTGGTTAAGCAAGCTAATCTAGCTGATACTTATCTAGCTGAGGATTGGCAAAGAACTGAGGATGCTAAGATTTATTTTGGACATCTTCGAAGTGCCTTAGATTCGATTGGTGCTTTAGGGGTTTTAACAGATTGGGCGAATAACGGAGATGAGAAAAGTTTATTTGCTCGAAAAGTTAGCTAAATAAAAAGTATAGTTGTACGAATAGGATTACAGGAAGATAACACCAACAAAAAGGAAAAGTGCCATGTGGATACCTGATGAAAGATTGGTAGTACCTAGACAAATATTAAATTGGGCAAAGGATAATTATGATGAGGGTGGTCATTGGATTGTTGAAACGATGACACTTGATGAGATTAAAGAAGAGTTCAAGACACTTGAGGAAGCTCAACAGTATTGCAAGATCATTCAAGATCGATCTGAAGAGTGCCAAGGGTGGTAAAAATAAAAAAGATTTTTCTAAATAAAAAGTATAGTCATACGAATAAGTAAGTAGTAAGTAACACTAACCAAGGAGATGGAAATGGACTGGACTAACGATGAGTGGGAATTTGAGTCTTTCGAAGATTGTTTCGATGGTAACTACGATGAGCGATGCGAAATCGATGATACCGAAGATGATGACGATAACGAAAATTGTGGTGGTTGGGATCGTCACGGTTGGGAAGGCGAAGAGTAACACAATCCTTGAAAGGGGTTAGCTATGAACGATTTGATTTTAGAATGTCATGAGTACGCAGAGTTTCTTAAGCATATGCCAGAAGTCTTGAACAACGGCCATGCTTACATAATCGGAGTAAACTACAACCCAAAGTCTAATACCTTTGTTGTAACCAGCTTCGAAGAAGAGTTTGATCATGGTTGGATACAAACAGTAGATGGCAAATATCCTGAGTATTTGCATTGCAGAATCTTAGACGGTTGCCAAGCACTACACCAAATGCTTGAGGCAAGAGAGTTGGAGAATGAAGAGGCGTTAGGTATCGATGACTTCATTCATGAGAATGGCAATGCTATGCGTAAACCAAGTAGGTATGATCGCTAAATTAAATGTGTGGTTAAACGAATAGAACTTTACAAGGAGAATGTAACATGAGCAGGACTATCAGATTTGTATTGGTAAACACCCCCTTTGAACGCAGAGGGGAAACTCCAAGGGGCATGGTGGTATTCAAGAGCAAGAAGAAGTCTCCCAAAGGTGGTAGACAGGGCGAAAAACTAAAACTTAGCAGGGAGGTAATGTAATGCTTATTAATGTAACCAAAGAAGAAAAACGATTGATTGAACATGCTTTGATCATACTAAGCTTAGATAAACAAGATGGCCCATTCTATAAAGAATCAGACATCAAAGAATTGTGGATTAAACTCCACTTTGGTAAGCATGAACTTGAACCAGTACCAGAATTTTTTACTTTGGAGGAAAGTTACAATGATTAGTCTTTATGTATTTCTCTGCTCAAATTATGAACTCTATCAAATGCAGATAGTATTTAACCTATTTGGAGATAAGATAGGATTTTAAAATGTGTTAAACATATCCCCCTGCAAGACGATTTTACACATGGGGTTAAAAACCTGTCAAGAGAATTCTTCAGAGATTTCGAAATTGGTTTCACACTTTTCCAATGAACAAAAAGTGTATTATCAACACTATCAAAATCAAAAATTATACTTTGTTATACCATTTATTTTAAAAATTTTTCTAAATAATTTGGCATCTTAAACGAATAGATATACAGAGAGGTTGGGGATTAACCTAAAAATCCTCCTGCTAAAAAAGCGGGGATGGGCGGGGGCTGGACTTATAAAATAAATTTAAAATATTTTTTTATTTTGGCTAAATAATTAACCCACTCGCACGAATAGATAAATATAGAAAGGAGAGGAAGAATCAAAAATCTGAAACAATCGGGAGGGCCGATATAAAACAACCCGCCTCTCTGGAATCGGGAGAGGGATCGGGGATGCGGAACGCACATTGCTTTTTTGGTTATACTTGGTAATACTAAAAATCTTTTCATATTCCATTAAATAAAAAGCATACTCATACGAATAGAAATACATGGGAAGTAAGTAACATAAACAAAGGGGAAAGAAATGAGTGAGCAAGAAAGAAATGAAATCCAGTTCGAGCGAGCAGTTGATAGGCTGGACAAACTGTTTGCAACAAGCCTAATGAGGCAAGATGAGTACGATCTACTGTACAAAGAATTAAAAGAAAAGTTTGGATTTCGGTAAATAATTTGGTGTGTGAAACGAATAACTATATACAAGGAGAATGTTATGACTATTAAATTTGTTGGTGGTGCTACGATTTTTGTGAAAGTTCTACCTATTACCGACACAAAGGGCAAACGCCTTAAGTGTAGACTGGGTAACGGTAAAATGCAAAATCGTCAACCTAACCTGACCATTGGTTGGGATTACGAGTTGGAATATAAGGAAAACTTTGCTGCTGCTGCTCGCCAGTTTGCAGAAAAGTTAAAATGGGAAGGGGATATGATTGGTAGTTGGATAGGTGACGATGCTTTATTTATTTTTACAAAATAGGTAAATCTTTTGGGGTGTGAAACGAATAAGTATATAGAAAGAGAGGTCGATATGAAGAGCAATGATAAGTTAGGGTGTTTACCAGAGGTCAAGGATAAGCCATACGAAAAACCACAGGAGGGCGATTTAGAGTGCCTTGCTGTTCACTTCGGGCAGAGACTTGAGAGAAAGTACGGTTTGGAGACACTTCGCAAAATTGATAGCGATAATGTCGCTCTTAAGGGTACTATCTATGATTCAGTATATGATCATATAGATATGACCGAACTTTACGAAGAGTATATTGAAGCTTGTGGCGATATGGATTTCAATTGGCACAACTACCATTATGCTGAAGTCTTCCAAATGTTAAAGAACGATGGTTATGTAACTTGGGGGGATAACTATGGAGACAACTAACATGAGCGAAGATACTAAAGTTAAGCTGTTAAAGCTTTGGCAAGAAAGCAAAGATGAGGGGGCATGGTCAATCTTTGGCGGTACATTTACAGTAGATGGCCAAGAATGGCAAGTAGTGCCTATGGGCAAGACTTGGAAGAATGGCAATCTTGTAACTAAAGAACCAAGATTTCTTAAATGTTCCTAAATAAAAGTTGTAGTTGTACGAATGAAGTAATGTAAGGGGTTTTAATTTTTTTACTATAGTGACACAGTCACAAGGAGTTTCTAATGAATGCTGTTAAATCTGTCCGTGGCTTTACTGGTGGTGCGTATGCTGGCGTTATTAATCGCTATAACGAAAACAAGAACCACTATCACGATGCACTCTGCACCGTTAATGGTGCGGAACCTCAAGTCAAAGCGGTTATCGCAGATGAGAAGTTCCACATCTTGGATAGGCAAGCTAATAAGCTATACAAACCTACCAAGCACTTTCTTAGTCAATTAGCTTCGAAGACTAAGTGGGGTAGTTTCACCTTGAACAAGTTGTATAACTCCAACAATGTCAAGCACCAAGCTATTCTTAAAGACTTGGTAGATATCTCCTTCCAAGAAGACTTCGGCAAGGAAATGCTTTTCAGATTCAATGATCAAGATGATAGTTGCAGGGCGTTCCTTAGTGATCGTTACGCAGTCATCGATAACAATTGGGTCTTGGATCAAACCAAGCAATTCTTGCCACAAGAATGCGGTCAGGCGGTGGCTTGTGATAAGTCTGGCGATGATTTTATTAACTTCAGCGTAGTTCTTCCTGCTAGTCTTCGCTCTGACGATGATAGCGACTACGGTGGTCTAATCAAGATCAAGAACTCTGAGATTGGTACTCACAGGCTTGATATCTCTGCTGGAGTCTTTAGGACTATTTGTTCTAATGGCATGATTGGTTGGGTAAGGCATGACGATGTAAGTGTAGTGCATCGTGGCAAGGTTGATCTTGGCCACTTGGCTAATCAAATTCAGTCTTGCATTGCCAAACACATTCAGTCTATCCCTGTGATGATTGATAAGCTATTAGGTACGAAGAAGATGGTATTCGGAGAAGGTGCAAGTATGACCCCTCTGTTTGCCTCTGTAGCTCAAACCTATAAGTTTAGCAAGAATGAGATTGATGCTGTTCAAGGCGGTTGGGATATTGAACGCCAAGAGACTCCATTCTACGCCAAGACTTTGTTCGGTATGGTTAATAGCCTTACAAGAGGAAGTCAACGCATGGGCGAAGCATCTTGGGAAAAGCTTAACGAAGTAGGTGGTGCTTTGGCAAGCTACTCAGAAGATGAGTTTATTGGGTTGAGAAATAAGGCAAACGCCTTGACAACCAAAGATGTACACTCTATCTTAGGTAAAGAACTTATGTTCGCCTAAGATGGTTTGTAAGGGGGGGTAGGAACTGGGCAGCTTATCCCCTCTACTAAATCACGCTACTGGGTTTCGACCTCTTATCCAGTAGCATCAGCAGGGTGCGGAATCCCTTTCACCGCATCCTGCGTTTTTTTTATTTTCTTCCTAAATAATTCGGCCAGTCAAACGAATAAGATAGTATAAGAAATACGATGCGACTTGAGAAATGATCTCCCTGCTTGTCTTACCAACATCAAGCGGGTTCGCCAGAGTATTGGCTACACACTACTTTTTTTAAATAGTCGTACCGCACTCATAACACCTTCAGCCCTTGCATCAGATCGGGTTTACTGCGTATCCCTCACGCTTCTACTTAATCATTCGCACAACCACCCAAAAGATTTAGCGAAAGAATTTTCTTTTTTTGGCTAAATAATCATGGCACATACCCGAATAGTTACACAGGACAACAAATGTTAGTTTTTCCCGAGGATTATTAAGGTTTTACCCTATGGAGTATGACAATGAAGATTGCTAACAAAAAGACTTATCCCAAGAGCAAAATCATCAACGGTTGGAAAGTGGAGGCGAAGGTTGGATACTATGTGCATCCTGACGGTTGGAAGTTCGGGGAGTGCCTTCGATCTTCAAACTGGGAAGACGCAAGTTATTATCTACCAACAGGTTACAACTTTGGCATAAGAGAAATTGCCACCAACATCTACATAAGTGGAGGTAAATTGATTCACAAAAATGGGGGGATATACATTCGTGTACAAGTAGAGTTCGTTGGAGATGGCGATCCTAATACCTATGTGTACGGAGTCATGAAGCTTCTAGACATGGATTATGTAGGCGAATAATACTGTATATTAATGTACATTTATGCCACTTTTTCGTGTTATTTATGTACATTTATACCGTTTTTGGCGTGTTTTAATCGACATAACTTGGTGTTTTCAAAGGAGTTATAGATTTAACCCTTAAGACACCCTGCTGCCCTATGATTCACTTACCCTGCCCTCTCTATCTCTATAAGGATAATATAGATAATATATTGGAGTACATACATGATAAAAAAGCCAAAAAGTGTGGGAAAAAAGCCAGTTTCTGCCCGAATATACAAAGTTAAAGTAACCAACATTGTTGAGATACTGGTGCATGATTTCATCACCTCAGAGCATGATTTAACGACCTTTCTCAAGTGGCGTATGAATAGTGAGATTGATCTATTACAGTCTTTAAATGGCCTAAAAATAAGCTTTGAAAGAGAGTAGGGCGAGTATTTACAAAAAGGGTGGTAACAAATATTCTTAGGGGCGAAAATAATTCTAAAATTTTACTAAATAATCAGACATGACAAACGAATAATACAGTATGGCAAGGGAAGATAACACTAACACAAAGGAGAATGAAAGATGTATGTAAAAGCGAAAACGACAGAGGAAAAGTTGATCGACTTGGTTAAGGAGCTTGCTGGACATTTAGAAGATGTCTACATTCAACCTGACTTTGATGAGAATGACTATGGGCAAAAACTTTGCGATAGAGCAAGAAGGTTTGCAAACAAGTCTGATAAAAGAAGAAACGAAATCTATAAGCAACAAGGAGAATAAATATGCGTAAGGTTAGCAACAAAAGATTAAATAAAATTATAAGCAACTGCTGCTTTTATCTACCTAGATATGGCACTTTCCACAGAATTAATGCCACAGAAAACGATTACTTTCTTTGCACTAATGAAGATACTTTAGACGAAGTTAAGGTGTGTTTTGAAGATATTGATTTATCCAAAGATAAATTTTACACGATGAAGGAAGCAGATTTAACAATCAAGAGTATTTAACAAGGAGATTAATATGGGTGCTTATGTATACAAACTTAGTGGAATTAGAAACTACCTAGAGTTGAACATTGAGGGCAAGCAAGAACTTGTCTACCAGATTGAGTATTGGTGGAAACCTTCATGGAGTCTTAAGGGCGATGAGTGCAAGCCAAAGACATACAACAAGACAGTAGCAGCAATAAAGAGGGCGTTTAAAGACAGACCTGTTAATTTCATTAGCTATGCTGGCTATGAGAATATTTATAGAGTTACACATGGTGGTTTTACTGATGTTCTAGATGGTCATTTGGGTGAATACTGTTATCCATTAGTTGATCAAAGCCTTATTAAATAGGGGTTTACGATCCAACTACTAATAAATTTTAAATTAGTAGTTAAATAATTTCTATACTTGCACGAATAAGTAAATAGACAACAGAACATTAACATAGGGAGATGAAGATGTATAAGGTTAGATTTCATTTAGCAAAGGGCGAGAACTATATGAAGTGGCAGATTACTGGCGATGCTTCACCCAATAAGCCAAGTGGCAAGCCATTCTATTGCGAACCCTCTACTGTGTGTATACAGATGATTAATGCCAAGTTGGTCAATCATGTGGCTACAGCTACAAAGATCAAATGTGGGGCGAATAAGACTGTCTGTGCATGGGTAGAGTGTGAGAACCTAGTTATCTACAGAGATGATACTGTTGGCGGGAAAAAGAACATTGACTATGTAGATAAAACTTTCCCTAAAACTCATATGCAATTGTCATACAATCCAAGAATTGCACCAAACTGGGTGGGGCATAATGGCACAAACATGGATAAGCAAGATAATCTAAATATATATACATCTGGAAGAAAGTTGTTTTACACATCGTCTTCTATTAAGTGTACTAATTCAATTGAACCAAGTTGTATTTAAGGAGAATTAAACATGATTACATTCACAAAAGAATATAGCGGTATAACTAATACATATAGGTATAAGATTACAACCTTGAAAAAGGATGGACTCATAAGAACCGATTGGATGGACATGGAAGATGTCTACATCAAACTTATAGGCATTGAATCATGCAAAGAAGAAAAAAGGCTTGAGAAAAGAAAACCAGAATATAACTTCACCACTCCATACCAGTATGTAATTACTTGCAGACATATATTTGTATTTGTGCATGGTAGAAATGAGAAGGAAGACAATAAGATTGCGATCATGAAAAGATCCTTTCCACATATTCCTTTTCTAAATGATGTTGATCCAAAGGATATGAAGAAAGCAAGTTACTGGCACTATAGTGATCGAATTTATATACACGATGGAAAATTCTATAATTATAAATATGCAATTATGCAAAAATATATTCCCTAAATAAAAGTGATGATCAAACGAATAAGTATGTATACCAACAAGGAGAATTAAAATGAGTAAATTTGTAAGTGGATGTAAAGTTGTTTGTGAGTTTTCTAATGGTAAAGCAGGGATTGCTGTGCTTAAAGAAAAAATGAAAGCTTTGAGTGGTGGGTTTCAATGGATTGTTAGTGGCCATGAAGGAGTGGTTAATATCTTTCTTGAAAAGAATATTTTTAAGATAAGTAACGGAAAAATAAAGATTGGTGATTACGCATACAATCCTATTTCAAGTTATGTGACTCTTATCGAGGAAGATGCCGATCTTATTTATGTAAATGATAATTACTACAAAGTTCAAGATTATAAAAAACCAAAGGAGAATAGTTATGAAAGTAATAACACTTAACGAGTGCTTGCACTACATGGAATCTATTGGATATAGGCTAGATGCGAGAGGACTGGGCGTTTTTATCTTTCGGCAAGAAAATAGAGAACTAACCTTAACATTGAGTGAACTAAGAGCAAAATTTAACAAGGAGAATAACAATGAACGATCAATTTAAAGAAAAGAAAGAAAAGCTTAAAGGTATGCTTCAGACTTTGCATGATTCATGTACAAATGGCGATTATGAATATTTTGAACCATCTAAAGAAGGCTTTTCTGCTATGGCTGAAAATGTGCAAGAGATAGTCACATTACTTGGAAAAACATATATGTATATGTATATGTTAAACATTAAGTTTAAAACATACACAGAAGTAGAAACAAATGAATGATCAATTTAGAGAAAAGAAAGAAAAACTTAAAGGTATGCTCCAAACTTTGCACGATTCATGCAGAGAAGGAGAGTATGGATTTTGGGATGGGTCTAAAGAAGGCTTTGCTTCTATGGCTGAGAATGTCGAAGATATAGCCACACTATTAAATCTTAAGATTAAAGAAACATATAAGGGAGTAGAAACAAATGAATGATTTAACTGTAAATGTACAACTAACACCAGATGAGATATCCATGATAGCTAATAGCTTAAGCTATGAACTTAGTGCGGTTACCAACAAAGATTTAGATTCTTCGTACAAAAAAGAATTGAAAAAACTTTATGAAAGATTAACTACTCTTGAGGATGAAATATAATGGTAGAAATCAAACAGGTAGGAAACCAATGGAGAATCAGAAGGGAAGAAGTAGGCAAAGGTTATGCTTATAGGGATATAGATAAGGTATATCTGCATATACTTAGGGGCAGAATGAATGAGCATGGCGTTATCAATTGTGCTGATCTGTATATCTATGTGGATGGACATAACCCTGTTGATGATAAGCACATACGGAGTTTTAAGACTGGTGCTACCTATCTAAATTTAGCTGTACCAAACAATGAGCTTTACTACAGTATGTATACAGTTAAAGATCAAGTTTTTGGAAATAATTACTAAATATTTTGGGGCGTTAAGCGAATAGATAGTTAAGGGAAACGGCTTTGAGTGAACTAAGGGCGTTCCTTAGTTCACGATGCTGGACTAACAAGGAGATTACTATGAGCAACAGTAAGTTTACGAGAGATGAAAAAACCAATTTGTTAATGGCATGGGATATCTTTGCCTTGCGTGAAGATTTAAAAAAGAATGACTATCAAATGATTTGTGGCATCCTGAGAGGCGAGGGATACCAACAGTACGACAACATGACCGAAGAAGATTTCGATAATGAGTTTTATGAAAAATATGATGAACAAATTAAATATTCTACAAAAATCCTTCAGTTAGCCCATGTGTTGAATGGTGAACCAATTAATTTACTAAAAGTTTAACAAGGAGAGTAATATGAGATTATCGCTTAAGTACGAAGAAAAGTTAAAAAAAGATAAGTTCCTTGCTGTATTAGACATTGGCGTTATATCTACAGAGATATGCAGACTTAAGAATCTGCTTAGATCAATTGGCGTTAGTACAGAAGAAAAAAGTCTTGAAAAATTAAGATTGTGGAAAGACTAAATAAAAATGTGTGTTGGGCGAATAAGTAAATAGGGATAACAATACTTAACAAGGAGAGTAACATGGCACATGATGAAAAGTTGTATGAGAAGTGCGTAAAGATTTATGAGCAAGATGGGCAAGATGCAGTAATAGCTTATTGCACTAAGATTGATCATAAGACATGGGGCAGATGCGAACCATGTGATTATGATGAAAGCCCAATCATGGATGATAACTTCATGACTTGTCTTGTGTGTGGGCATTCTACCTATCACGACAATGAAAATAAAACAGTATCATTATCAGTATTGCAATTAAAAACATTGCTTGAGGCAACCAATTACTTTTTGGATGCACTTGAAGATGACGAAGAAACAGAATTTCAAACAGATAAGTATGCTGTTGCAAAAATAAATCAAATTTTAGAAATGGCGGTAAAAAATGACAGATAATAAACAATACGACTGGAAGCTTTGCTTTAGTGATGGTGGTAATGGTCATAGCTTATGGCTTGACAGAATTACCAATAGGTATGCAATCAAAGATCGGTCTGGAAGAAGACCTCAGTTTACAGATGATGGTGTTCTTTGGGTAGGAAATGGCTCTGCAATCGTTCAAATCAGCAGCGATAAGCTTTATGTTGCCTTTAGGGTAGAGTCAGAAAGAAATGGGGGAAGTGCTGGTTGGTGTTGGTGCATATTAGATTTTGGTATTCGTGTGGCTAAAGAGCTTGGTATGGAAATTGTATTAAATGAACAACTTAAGAAACTTGAACCTCTGTTTTGTCTTACCAGCAGTAAAGGAGTTTGTGATGAAATTAACCGATAGGCAGCGTGAAATTATAAGGGTCACCCTCAGTTATTGCTTGGCTAACTATGACGAGCTTAATGAATGTTTATATCCAGAGGAAGATAACAATGAGGTTGAAATACAATACTCTGAGATTGAACAGATATTAAATCTAATTGAACATAAGGAGATAGCATGAAAAAAGAACAAAAGTCTTATATCTATACCGTTAGTCCTGACGGTGTGTCCTTATGGTTATACTCTAAGGCATCAAGAAGAGTTAACAATGAAGTAAATGTATATCTACAAGGGGATGATGCAGCTTTATTTCTTAAAGAAGTAAAAGAGACTGAAGATGTTTGGGCATACAGTACAGATATGACAAAAGATATCCTAAAGAGAAATTTTGAGAGTATAGAAGGCCATGTTTCTTATATTATTTCTCAATATTTCTAAATAAAATCGATTGTAAAACGAATAAGTAAGTATGGGGATTTAACACACAGTATTAAATATACAAGGAGAGTGAAATGATAGAAGAACATGAACAAGAATATAGTGAACAGTATGAAGATGGTTTTAAAACAGTATTGAAGTTCTTTTCTGCTGAAAATGAAAAGCAATGCGAAAGAAACTTATACAAGTACACAAGTTGTGGTGCTTGGATCGAATTTAAAGATTGGGGAATTAGACTTGGTTCTATCGTAGAAGGTTCAGACGAAGGAACTGATGTATTTGAACTTAAGTATGACGAAGACTTCTCAGAAGAATCTATTCAAAAAGCGATAAATCAGATTGAAGAACAAGCAGATTCAATCTGGAAGTATGCAAATGAAATTGGTGAAGATGGACAGACTGATGAGGAAAATGGGATTGATTTCCCAACTTTATAAGGAGAGTAACATGGATCGCAGAAAATGGACTCACAAGGTTACAAAGATTAGTAAATATGGATGGATGGATGGCAAATGGTTGCGAACTCCGTCATGGACTGGCACTCTTGATGAGTGCATAGATAAGGCTCGCAAGATGGCAGATTTACACAATGCTAATGGTGAAGTCTTTACCATTAAAGTTTTGCCAAGAAAAAAGGGTGAAGCTGTACTGAAAATACACAGTATAAACACCAAAGAGAGAGAACCAAGAATAATGAATGCACATGAACAAGATCACTACATTTAAGGAGAATAACATGATTAAAACTAGAGATAAATTGTTGGCAGATGTAAAGAAGTTTGTATCTAAATATTGTGATACTGCTGTCTATACGCAAGAAGAATGGCAAAAGAAAGAAAGCCAATGTCATTTCGGTGAGGTGGTATTTGTCGCAGAAGGTGAGCTTTATTACGCCCTAAATGGTCAGCATGGGCGAAAAGAAAAAGATGCAATCATTAAGATAGCTAGGAAACACCAATGCTACATTGAAAAAGGTTTTGATTGGTCGTGGCACTTTTGTGGTGTGGAAGGATTATAAAATGGATTACACACATAAAATATCTAATCTTGGAGATGGCTATCCGTATGAAGGAGAGATCATCGTAGATAATGACAAGAATACTTTAAGATGTATTAGCGTATCAAACATTCATTTAGAGCGATGGGAAAGAAACTGGGTATATGCTCTATGCGAAACAGTAGCTTTGCCCTTTCATAGAAAATCTATTGAAAAACTTTACGATGTAAGGAGTATTAAATGTCAAAAGTAAAAATGATTTTAGACTTGGACTTTAACAAGCTGCAAGATATTAAAGCTAAGATTTTAAGTCTTGCTCTTAGGATTGACCTTGGGTCACATCTATCTACAGAAGAAAGAGAAGCAATAGATTCTACAGTTAAACTAATAGATATGATTCAAGATCAAGCAATTGATAACACAGGAAATAATTACACAGTTAAACAGGTATATGGATCATAGTTATATGGAATCGTAGCTCAATCTGGTTAGAGCAAATTTCTCATAAAAATTCGGTTGCTGGTTCAAATCCAGCCGATTCCACTAAATAAATTGGTCTGTCATGCGAATAAGTATATGTAAGGCTGGCAGAGATATAGATAAGCTTTAGGTTTATATTAAAGGCAAACTATAACAAGGAGAGTAAATGATAATTGATATTTTTGTAAAAAAACCTGATGGTTCTTGGGCTTTTCAATGTTGTCATTCTCAATCTAAAACTTGTAGAGAAGCAAAGAAAGTCTTCTTACAAATGAACCCAAATTTTAATAAAAATAATGTTAGAGCAAAGGAGAACAAATGATTAATGAAAAAGACATTGAAGGTTTTGTAAAGTTAAACAGGTGGGATCTTGCTCATCTTGCCATTAAACATAACGAGGAAGAACTAAGTAAGCTGCGTGAAGAAGTAAAGTCTTTGCGTGAACAATTACAATTACTCAAGGAGATCAAATGAACAAAGATGCGATGACTTTTATTCTGATATGTGCTTGTATAATTGGTTTTATCAAAGGTATATTTCCAAGTGGAGGTGATTAATGACAAAATATAAAGAGAACGATGTGGTTGTTTGCAGAACGCCAGAAAATAACTTTGCGATTTACACTTTGTATAAACCTGTGAAGATTTATAAGAAGTGGTTAGCGACAGGTGCAGATAAGAACCTCTATCGGATACATGAAGATGATATTTTAGATAAAGATGATCGAGACAATGTTCTAGAGCTAACTAGTTATATTAAAGCCTTATCTGAATATCTATTTAGAAGTAAGGTTTATTAAAGGAGAATAATCATGAGATATACACAGGGTGAGTGGTCATTTGACCCAAATGAGTCAGAATTTTCGGATAAACACTATGTTTTTTGCCCTGCTGGTAAAACAATTTGTAGCATTTTTGGGCCACATGATGATCCAGAAGATGAGGCAAATGGAAATGCTTTACTTATTGCAGCAGCACCGAATATGCTCAATGCACTCGAAACTATATTCGGGATGTCCTCAGTACTTCCAGATGATAAATATTTTCGTGAGTTTGCGGTAGGTATGTGCCAAAACGCCATAAAAAAAGCAACAGGAGAACAAGCATGACCCACGAAGATCTTGACAAACTTATAAATGATCCCAAAACATGGGTGGTAAAGGAGTTTAATAATATTAGTAATATATATCTACATCTTGAACAGATTGAAATATTAATTGAGTCTACCACAGCATTACTTAGACAAAAACACAATGATAGTCTTCATTTTAAAGACTTTGAGAACACCAGAAAGTCTATAGAAGAAATCAATACTGTGCGAGATATATTGTTTGCAGCAGAAGAAAGAGAAAGGAGCAGAAACTAATGAAGTACAATATTTTAGCAAATGGAGAGTTAGTAGCGACAATGCAAGCTGATTTTAAGGATGCAAAATCCCCAATCCTTCTAGACGATGAAAGCACACCTTACCAAGTGGGCGATTTCAGCCACAGACCAAAGGTTGCTGCTGAGTCGATTCTGCTATGGGAAAGCTCAGTCAAGGGATCTCGCAGGGTATCTATACTCACAGATGATGAGGGAGAGCGATTTGTACTGGCCGATATTAGTATAGTTGAGGGTGTATAAAAATAGGGATTGAAACTTTTTAAAGGAGATATAAAATGACATCAATGGAAGATAAACCTGTTAAAGCTGGAAGACCAAAAGTTGCAGATAGTACAATACTTTACAACCTATACAGCATTGTAGACCGTGTAGAAAATACTATAAAGGAATCAGTTATTAATGTTTATGCAGATAGATATCGTGTAAACATCTGGCAGGGAACGAACAACCCATTCTTGCCAAAAGCTGGAACTATAGCTGCAAGCTACTTTATATCTGTTGATTCAAGCGGTAAAATAAAGATTTTCAACAGCTAAGAAGGAATCAGATGAAAATAGATAAGGCAATCGATATGCTTAATCAAGCAAAAATTGATGGAGCAAAAGATGTTATCTTTGCTTTTTGGGAAGCAAAAGAATTTAGCAGGAAAGCAAAGAAAACATTTACCAACAATATTGTTTGGTCAAACATAGCTGATTACATACACGACAACATGGATTGGAAATACATACATAATGAACTACAAAAAATGATAGATAAAATAAAAGTTAAAAATGAGTAAATAATTTCATCTGACAAGCGAATAAGTAAATAGAAAGGAGATCAAATGATTTTTTGGGAAGAAGAAATTGTGGATCATATATGTTACATAACAGGAACTACTAGAGATGTTGCCCATGCAATGGTAATGTCAAAAAGTTTTATATTTATACAAGGTTGGTCAATGGGCGAATCAGCATTAAATATAGCTAATAGGATTTTAAAGGAGTATGTCGATGAAAAAATTAGAAAGTCAAAAACAATTGTTTGAAGATGTCTTTGCGGTAGAGCATATCCATTCAAGCAAAAAGAAATTGGTTATTCGTACTGATGTGTTTGAAGATGGTCTTATCGTGCAAAAAGTATCTGCCAATTGCACAATGCTTTACATTAATGACCTTGATTATATGGCTAAGGGTGATGTTCTTGATGGGAGCATTCAGATAATATTCTTTCCAATATCGCACAAAGAATTGAACAAAAGGTTTAAGTTACTTTCAGAATGTATTTCAAAAAAGGAGATCTTATGTGGTACGAAGACAGAGAAAATCTAGTTGCTCTAGCCAATTATCTTAAAGATGATGGAGAATGGCGAGATTATAGCACTAAGGAACATAAAGATGATCCTATAAAGCGAATGATTTACTTTTTATCTAAGCCTTGGAAGTGGCAAGAAGAGTGGGAAAATTTTGAGAAAACTAAAAAACTTACTAGGAGTAATTAAATATGAGCCAGCAAATTGAACAGCTAACTAAAGAAGATGATTTCCCAATACACATTAGGGAAACACAAATTTATCACTACTACTCAAAAGACTCTAGGCTTTTAGGCTTAGTTCTTAAGATGGATGCAAAAATGAAGTCTTCATTGAATACCAAGGCAAACTATTTAGTCTGGAACAATGATCAATTTTTGGGGCAGTTCTTTACGAACAAAGAGATTATTGCACAGCTTAACTCTAAGGGAGCATAACATGAAAAATAGAAGGATCAGTATCACATCAAGCATTGTGAATGGCATTGAACAAATGCTAGAAAGCGATAGTATTGATCAAAACAATTTTCAACCTGTTTTAGAGTGGGTTCAAAACATTAAAAGATTCCCAATGCAAAAATACTCAGACCTATTTTTTGCAAAAGGATTATTACACAATTTGAATCTTCTCAAGACATTTTACTATCGTCATGTAGAAGAAAAGAATGGTCTTGTATATCATAAAAGTGTATTGGATGCGTTTGTGTATATAGACAAAGTTAATGAAAAGTATGGAGAAGTAGCTATACTTCCTGTGGATTTGAGTAAGAATGATAATGTGAGTCTTGTCTAAACTAGGAGGGTTTGTGATGACTATTAGGATTTTAATGTGCTTTGCTGCTATCTGTGCGTTTGGATGCGGAACGATAGAGCAGAGCGTTTCTACTAGCATTAGTCCATATGATAGTAGAGAAATAGAGAAGGTTAATGTTAGTTTTAAACATTGTTATGTTTTCCCAAGGTGATTTATGACCATAGAAAAAAAGAAGTTTATCTCTAGCGATACTGGATTAATATATTCAATATCTAAACCTAAATGGAAAAAGTATTTAAAACTAATGCTCGCCCATAAATTGTCTTTGTTAAAGAAAAAACAATTACCAAGGCCAGAAATAAAAAAGGAGGACATTAAATTAGTTGCATACAATGTATTTGATATTGATAAATTGATGCTGGATGACTGTATAGATACTGTGAAATCAGAACTTTCTAAACTAGGAAAATAAAATGAAAATGTATTTAGTTAATGGTTACAAAGATGCTACTATCAGAGCAGGATTTTTAGAAAAAGAGTGGACTAGTAAATCTGGAAAGAAACTGGTAACACTTAAAATACTTGATCACTACAAGGAACATTCAACAGTTTTTAGGACATATCACCGTGATAAGTTATCTGTAATGAAAGTTCTTGATGTTGATGATGAGTTATTAGCAAAGGAGAAAAAATGAGCAATTTAAGCGGATGGAAACAAAACAGAAGTATTACACCAGAAGAGTTTGTAAAAGCTTTTACTGAAAATGACACCTATGAAGCAATTGCAAAAAAGCTAAACATTAGCGTATCAGCAGTAAGGAACAGGGCTTATGCCTTAAAGCGATCTGGTGTTAATTTAAATACCAGCAAAAAGAAAGCCAGCGGTTCTTTTTTTGGCTCAAAAAAACTTGATGAAAAAAATGTTTTAGAGCTAAATAAAATGATCGATGAATCGAATAAGTAATTGTAACAATTGAATGGGGCTAGAAATAGCCCCAAAAATACCAAGGAGGAACAAATGGACTTCAAAAAAATTGCAAAAAAGAATGTTAAAGAGTTTATTCAGTCCGTAGATCAATTTCATTCATATGCGGGTAATTTATTGCACCTCTTAAAAAGTGTAAAGTCATCCTTAAAAAATAATGATACATGTTTTAATATCATGGAAGTACAGTCTACTGTTGAAACATTAAACGCTTTTATGGTTAATATGAATAGATTTTATGACAGAGTTGAATTTATTGAAGAACTAGAATTCGAAAAGGCGTTTCAAAAATGACTTTTAGATATCAAAGTTTTATTAGCTTTATGGTTTATGAAAACATAGAGCCTCTTGCACAATTAAAGTTGAAATATTTTGCTAACTATCAAGATATTCCAATGATGGCAAACTATGAAGATAAAGTAGAATATTTTTATGCAGGGCAACTATATTCTGATGATCAAAACTTTGACATAGATCAATATGTGCTTTCTTTACCAGTTGTAAATGTTGAAGACTTAAATGAATGTAGAGACATTGTTGAAATATGTTCAAGTAGAAAAATAGGTCAACTTGAACAATACTTAAGAAATAAAGTATTCACAGAAGAATTTTTTTCTATGTTGCCAACAACAACAAGTACAACAACAACTACTGTTACAACTACAACTGTTACAACAACACCATGCCCAACAGGCGTACCAAGTAGAATGTACTACATAAACGCAACAAACATTTGTGCAATTTGTGTAGCAACAAATGAATTTGTATGCAGTCCATATGAAAATTATAATTATGTAAATTGTTTAAATTCAATAAACAGTTACAATAGTGGAAATATAAATTGTACAACCACTCAAATTCCTACTACAACTAGTACAACATTGATACCAACAACTAGTCCAGAACCAACAACGCCTACGCCTTAAAGCTACAAGTTAATTATTGTTTAGCCATATATTCTTTGTGCTTTTTTTCAAACTCAGATATTTTTTCTTGTGGTCCAACATATGTAAATTCTTCTTTTTTATAATGTCTTATGAGGGTTAAAACATGCTTTGACAAAAGATTTAAAACTTTTTGTGCATCACTACTAAGTAGTGCATCTGGCCAAACTTCTTGACCCATTAACATTGATAGTCCAAGATCATTATTCTCGGCTGTAACAGGATAAAACATAAGACCAAGATTATTTGGCCTTATTTCTTCTCCACCAGGAATCAAGTTTAAGATATATGCACATGACCAATCTCTACAAATGCTTGGTCTAGTATCATAAACTCCACAACCGCCATGATCTGCCCTATCTTTGCAATTGCAAAAGGCTGGCTTGTTAAGCTCTCTAACCTCTAATATGTTGCAACATACATCACAATTGCCACATGTTTTTTCTACTTGTTTAAGTTCCATAATTAACCTTGTTTGAATTTGTTTAAAAGTATAATATATATAAAAGGAGATCAATATGAAATGTTTTTTTTCAGCAATTAGTTTTATTTTACTGGCTTGTACATTAAATGCTCAACAAATTATGTACAGACCATTACAACAACAGGCGTATGGTTACAACTACAACAACTATAATCGCCCTAATAATAACCAAAGCTATTATCCAAGTAATCCTATTCAGAAAACTCCAACTGGATATTTATATTATCCATTAACCAATTTGCCACCATTACAATCAAGTGGATACACATTACAAAATACTCAGCCGTATATTGGAATGTATTACTATAGCCCTAGTTTATGGTTAAAATAAATGTTTAACGAAGATGATTTAAATAAGTGGAAAAGTTCAAAACCATTTAATCATTTAGTAATAGACAATTTTTTAGAAAGCTCATTGGCTATGCAAATAGCTGATGAGTTTCCTTCTATTAATGATGACTTTTGGTTTTACTACAATAATGCGATTGAAGTTAAAAAAGCCTGTGATATGTGGTGCAAGTTTCCAAAATCAATATATAAAACAATATTTGAATTAACAAGCAAAGAATTTGTAGACTCTCTATCTAACTTAGTTGGCAAAAAAGTTTGGGCAGACTATGGCTTAAATGGCGGTGGTATACACGCTATGGGCAATTCTGGAAAATTAAACCCTCATTTAGACTACAACATACACCCAAAGCTTGGATTACAAAGAAAGATAAATTTAATAATATATTTAACAAAAGATTGGGATACCTCTTGGGGTGGAGCTATAGAGCTATGGTCACACGATGAAGAAAATAAAAAACCAAAACAGATTGAAGTTAAAATAGATTGCACTTTTAATAGAGCATTATTGTTTGATACAACTCAAAATTCTTGGCATGGAATATCAGATCAAATCACATGTCCAATTGACAAATCAAGAAATTCAATAGCAATATACTATGTTTGTGAACCAGACATTGGAAGCGAAGATAGAAATAAAGCTTTGTTTGCCCCAACAGAAGATCAAAAGGGCGACAAATTAGTTGAAGAGCTTATAAAACAAAGACTTTTGGGAAAGTACAAAATATAGTAAATATTAATGTGCCTTGAGCGAATAGCTTTATGTACAAAACATTTACTTTTATAGGAGGATACAATGGAATCAAAAGCACCAATCGAAATCAATGGGGAAAAATATCTGCTGTTTGCAAGCGAAAATGTTAAAAGGCTTTTAAGAAAGAATAAGGTTGCAGCAGTAACCATTCTTGAAGAGTTTATTAACAAACCATTCACAAAGCTTGGAACATCTAACATTAAAAGGATTGCAGAAACAAACTTAAGCATCTTGAACATTCAAGCAACAGAGTTTGAATCTCAAGAAGAAATCAAATGCTTTATCTTGCATTGTATTGGTAACTATACACAAATGTTGCCAATATATCCAAATAAGTGGTCAGTAATGTTGGAATGTGGACATAAAGCAATCTTTGACGAAACAGTTGATTATATCTGTAAAGATCATGTTGTCACATGTTTTAAGTGCGATAAAAAATAATGAAACCAATTAATGTTTTTGCAATTGTTTTTATTCTTATTGCTGGATTCTTTTATAGGGAATCACAAGCTTTAAAAAATTCTGGAAAAAGAGTAATATCAAAACTTGAAAAGATGGAACTATGTATTAATCCAGAGATGTTTAAAGATAATGAACCTATGTATTCTGATGCTGATAATATTAAAATTAGAAGCATAAAAGAAATAAAAGAAATAATCAAACAAGAATTTAATATTTTTTAGTTTGTAAGAAAAACACACACATATTTCTTACAAGGAGGTTTGATGTTAAAAGTATATGATATGTTTTCGGGGATAGGTGGATTTGCTCTAGGATTTCAAAAAGAGGGCTTTAAAATATCTGCTTTTGCAGAGTTAGATAAGTATCCTTCTGAAGTTTTAGCTAAGAATTTTCCAAATATCCCCAATTATGGAGATGTAACAAAAGTAAAATATGAAAAAGATCAGTTTGATTTAATTGTTGGGGGTTTTCCCTGCACAGACATATCTATAGCAAGCCAATCAAAGGAGGGTATATATGGAAAAAGATCGTTCCTATGGAAAGAATTCTTCCGAGCAGTTAGAGATGTTCAACCAAAATACTGTGTCATTGAAAATGTCTTTATGCTGCTTGGAAGAGGGCTTGAAACGGTATTACAAGACCTTGCCAGCATCGGGTACGATGCGACTTATACAACGCTCGATGCCCAATACTGTGGAACAGCCCAACGAAGGCGTAGGGTTTACATTTTGGGGGTGCGTGATGGAATCCCCGCCAATAGCGATATACTCCAGTTTGGCCCTCGTAGTACTAGAACCTGTCAACAAAGCGTGGAACTTGTCAAAAAGAGCTTTGAATGGAATTTTAAAAAGAGCATGTGGTTCAATGAAACCTTTGCCTACTTTACTCGCCAAAGAAGTGATCAATTTGATGAATGCGGAGTCTCATCAACCTTAACAAAAAGAGATTATAAATCATTTACAGATTTAGTAGTTTCTAATGGAAATATACGCAGAGTAACGCCTACAGAGAGGCTTCGCCTCATGGGTTTTCCTGACGATTGGCACATTGAAAGTGCTTCAAATACAGATAAATATAAATATAATGGTATGCATGTACCTTCAGTTAGATACATTGCTAAATGTTTAAAGGAGTATCATGAATGTTTGAGTTCTCAAAAATAGCAGAAAAGTTTGACGAACACTTGTCTGGACAACTATATTGGCACAGTAATTTTGTTAATCATTTCTTGCCAGAAATTGCATCGGTATTTATGGCAGAAGAAACAAATTGTTATGATTTTGGGGCAAGCACAGGTAATGTAGAGTTGGCTTTATCAAGTATGATTAAGTCGAGAAACATAGACTATATACCTGTGGAAAAATGCAAGGAAATGGCAGAAAGATATAAGGGCGAAAGCGAAGTGGTCGTTGATGACTTCCTTAATATTTATATGGAAGAGTTTTCATTTGCTACATGCATTTTGTCTCTATGCTTTATTCATCCATCAAAAAGAGAAACATTTATTGATTCTTTAAAAAATAATTGTATGATTGGCGGTGCTTTTGTAGTTTTGGAGAAAATGAAATCTAAGGGTGGATATTTAGGAACAGCTTTAAATAGAGTTACATGGCGTAATAAGATTGAAAATGGTGAATCTTTAAAGATGGTGATTAACAAAGAGCTTTCTTTAAGTGGTGTACAATATCCGCTAAGTGAAAAAGAACTTGAAGGATTTGAGCTAATATGGGCTTATGGTGATTTTCGTGCTTATATTTGGATAAAGGAATTTTAAAATGGATGAAGAATTAGATTATCATTGTTCTGAATGCGGTATTCAAATTTCGGAATGGATGCTAAGAGATGTTGATGGTGTTACAATTGACACATGCTTAAATTGTGCAATTAAAACATCGTTAATGTTATGTCCTGTGTGCGATAAAAACATAGGTATGACGAATGTAGATCGTGCAAATAGAATACTTGGTGAAGGATGGGAAGAGATGTGCGAAGAGTGTGCAAAAGCATTTATTGAAAAATAGCCAAGTTTTATTGTGTCAACAATGGGGTATTTATAATGGAAGACTGTAAAAAATGGTATACTTGTTCTTACTGTGCATTTAAATTCTACTGGGAAGGTTTAGAAGATCCAGAACAATGCCCAAAATGTAGATGTGAAAAAATTATTTTAATAAAAGAAAAATAAAATTTTATAAAAACTTTAGGGAGCATAAATGACAATCAACAGAAGAATATTTTATGCTTGCCAAGCAGTTGGAATTGGTGACAAAGACGGTGCAAATTTTACTGTTGCTCATGGTGTTCAGAGCGTTGGAATAAACACACAGTTTAACTTAGAACAAATTTTTGAAGTTGGTATGATTTCAATTTATGAAAATGTTGAAAATGTTCCTGATGTTGAAGTAACTTTAGAAAAAGTATTAGACGGAAGGCCACTTCTTTACGCTTTAGCAACAGCGAGTGCTGCTGGAACTACCTTATCAGCAAAATCAGTAGCACAATGCTCTGTAGCGTTAGCTATTTTTGATGACACATCTGTAGCTGCAACTGGTACAGCAAAAGCTGGTTGTGTAATGAAAAGTGGTGTTGTAAGCCAAATAACATATAAAATAGCAGTTGAAGGAAATGCAACAGAATCTATAACCATTGTTGGAAATCATAAGATTTGGACAAATGCTTTAAGCCCATCAAATGGAGAATGGTACATAGATAATCTTCCGGCAACAAATGTTCCAGATGATGAACCAGATTTAACCGTACAAAGAAGACAGCATGTTAACATTGGTGCTTCAAAAATACCAAATTGCATACCAGCAATATCATCGTTTCAATCAATGTCTGTTAGTGCAAATATAACTAGAGAAAAAATACTTGAGCTTGGAAGCAAAGTTCCATATTTTAGATATGCAAAATTTCCAGTAGAAGTAACAGCAGAATTTGAAATTATAGCAAAAAAGGGTGATCAGATAGGCGTTGTTGAAGATGCCAATAATCTTACAGATGAAGAAATAAAATTGGTTTTCTTAAATGGAACAATAATAGACCTTGGAAAGAAGAATAAGTTGCAATCTGCAAATTATCAGGGTGGCGGTACAGATGGTGGAAATGCAACGATAACATATAGTTTTAAAACATTTAACGATTTTACCGTAACAGATCCAGCAACATGAATAATATTGAGCAAAAACAAATTAAAACTTTGGAAGATTTCAATCTTGAATTGCAATTTCATTTTACATTGCAATATGAAAGAATCAAAAAGCTTGAAGAAGCCATAAAAACTCATCAAGAAGAAATGGAAAACCATTGGTTGTATGCTGGTATAGATAAAAGGCAAGTTCCAGATTGGGATACCAATAAAAAACTTTGGGATTGTTTGTAATCATATGGGTAAACAGACATGGATACAGATGATTCATATATAATCATATTTACAAACGAAATGCTAAAGTCTATTGGTATAGACACAAATCAAGATGACATTGATGTAAAGATAGTGGTTGAAAACGGAACTATTAAAGTATTGAGAAAAGAAAATGTTGTTTGATAACTACATTTGTGCTTTTTTTCAATATGTATGTTACGCAATAGTATATTTGCTTATAATGAAATTAATAAAAGATATATTAAATGAGGATTCCGATAAATTTTTTTGAGTGTTAAACGAATAACAGTATGTGTAAGGAATACATAACCCAAGGAGAAAAGATATGATGATTTACGATTGGCTTTTTGGCAAGGAAAAGAAAAAGAATTGTGGAGGTTGCAAATTAAAGCAACAAGATAAATCAATAGCAGAATTTGTTTCTGAGCTTAACTTGCTAAAAGCAAAATTTAATGACTTAGAGTTAGATTATATTGAGTTAGAAAATATTAATGCATCATTAATTTCTTCTAATGAGGAACTAAAAACTAAAAATAACGAACTAATATCTGTACTGTTAAAAGTATCTGATATAGCAAGAGTTAGTGTTGAATGTAATAAAAAGGGATATTAACTGAAATTATAAGGTGTCTGGACTTATGTTGGTGGGAAAAGTCTTACTGGTTGTGTTGACCAGAGACACCTTATGATAAATTTTAGGAGGAATTATTATGGAAATTGGAAGTTTAGTTTTTGCTAGAAAGTTGAATGAAGCTTTTACTATTTATACAGATTCTGGTGATATAGAGGTTACCATTAAAGAAATAAATGTATCTTCAAATCAAGTTAGAGTGCGTATTAGAGCACCAAAAAACATTAAAATCATGCGAGATAATGCAGTTGATTTAAAACCAAAAGACATATTGTTCACACCAACAATTCCAAGATCGGAGAAAAGATGAACAGAAGACATTTTATAAAACATACGGCTGGAATTTCAGCACTTTCTTTTGTGAGCAAAGTTAAGGCACAAGAAGAAACGCTTAAAAAGTCTGGAAAAAAGCTTATTGTATTGTGGATGGGCGGTGGTCCTAGCCATATGGATCTTTGGGATTTAAAGCAGGGTCAAGCAAATGGTGGTGAATTTAAACAAATACTTACTTCAGCAAATGGGGTTAGCATTAGTGAAGTTCTTCCAACAATCGCTTCTCAGTTTCACAATTTAGTTGCTGTTCGATCTCTTGTGACTAACGAAGGAAGTCATGAGAGAGGAACTGTTTTAATGAATACTGGGCATCAACCAAGCGTTGTTGTGCAGTATCCATCCATTGGATCAGTAACATCTTCGCTTTTAACATCAAAAGAACTACCCTTACCAGGATTTATTGGTATTGGAAATTCAGCACAAAGAATTGGGCCAGGATTTTTAGGAACAAATCTTGCACCATTCACGGTTCAAAATGCTGGAACTCCACCAGAAAACATTAAAGCACCAAAGGAAATAGATGATGAAGAAAGACTTAGACGAAGACAAAGACTGTTTTATACATTGGAAGACGATTTTTCGGAAAGAATTGCACCTCACATTAAAAATAGTGTGGCTAGAGAAGCTATGGGCAATCATGCTCAATCTCATTCTAATATCTATGGCAAAGCCTTTGATCTTACACTATCTCCGCTAAAAACAATCTTTGAACTAAAAGACGAAAATCCTAAAACGATTGAGTCTTATGGTGGTAGAGGAAATAACTTTGGAATGGGTTGTCTTCTTGCTAGAAAGTTAATTTCTAAAGGAGTTAGCTGTGTACAAATCGACCTGGGTGGATGGGATAATCATAGCAATATCTTTAGTACTATTAGGAATGGGAATGGGAATCGTCTTGATATGGGCATGGGATATTTGGTCAAGGACTTGGTAGATATGGGTATGTGGAAAGATACTGTAGTTATGTGGATGGGCGAGTTTGGTCGCACACCTAAGATCAATCAGAATGCTGGTCGTGATCATTGGGCCAGATGTTGGTCTGTGGTTCTTGGGGGTGGTACTATCAAAGGTGGACAGGTTTATGGTTCTACAACCTCTGATGGCATGGACATTAAAGACAAGCCTTGCAGCATTTCAGATGTTTATGCTACAGTGTACAAAGCTTTGGGTTTAGACCCAATGTTTCAAATTAGGGATAATTTAGGGCGACCAATACCTATATCAGAAGGAAAACCGTT